GTAGCCGCAACATCTATTTTTTTGACACCATCAATAGTGCCAGATACAACGTCACCTATGCTTTTTGCAGCATCAATAAAATTAGTTGCAATATCTTTTCCCGCATTTATTGCATCCTTACCAGTTTCTTTTAAACTATCTTTTGTTTCATTTATGCTTTTAGTAAGCTCTTTAATTTTAACTTGATCCTTGTCTCCTAAAAATGAATCCTCCCATGCTAATTGTAATTCTTGTATAGTTAATTTTATTGCAAAAAAAGCAGCTTTAAAAGGGGTTATAGCTAAAGTCAAAATTCCAGTTAATACCTTCCCCAGTGCATCAAACCCATTAGTGCTTTTACTTACTTGACTTATAACATTTATTACTACATTAACTACCTGATTTAATACTGATGCAATCGTGCCAAATACCGCTGCAAGTGTATCCGCTACCTTTTGATTTTTATTTAAGGCTTCCTTAAAGAAATTAAACGCCCCAGCAATAACGGTAACAATCCCCAACGCCTTCACAGCATTGCCGAGAGTTGAAAACATACCGGTGCTTTTCTTAGCAGCGTCCCCAGCCTTATCCGCCGCCTGTCCGGTCTTTTTTAAATCTTCATTAAGTTTGCCAACACTATCCTGCGCTTCACCTGTATCGACTTTTACCTTTACGCCAACCTCTTTCTTAGCCATTATTTATTACTTTTAAAAGTTCAACCTTTGTTAATTCACCGCTCGATGCGTCAAAATCCATAATCTTATTAATCCGCCACAACACACCATCAATAAATACAGGTTTGCTGAAATCTAATTGCGCTATGTCCAAATCCGTTAAATAAACGTGGCACGTAAGTATCTTACTATCCTTATCCGCTATTTCACCAATATACCCGCTCCAATAATCGTTAAATAAATTGTTAGTTGGATACACATTTGGATCGCAATAAATCTCATCAGCCGCCCCAAAGTTTATATCTTTTGTAGGGTTCTTAGGATCGTCAAAATGCCCGGCATATCCGTAAGCTGTTAAGCTCGCGCCGATGGATGCAGGTGTTGAATCCTGACTTGCGCCTGTATTAACTATCTGCCAACTTGTAACCCCTGTAATCTTTTTTGCCATCATGATGCGTATGTTAGTATCCATACGCTCCTCCTGATCTACGCTACCGCCTTTTGACTTTTTATAAAGTGCACTTACAACTTTATCCCTATTCAAATACTCAACCAATACCGAAGGGGAAAACCCAACCTCCAAAGTCTGTTTTGCTTTCGCAAACTGGAAACGAGTATCTTGCAAATTTGTGCCGTAAGGTTGATTGTACTTTTTATTATAACCTTCATTATAAAAATCGGTATCGTCTTTGTATTTGTATTCATAAAACCTACTCGCAAGCATACCCATAGGCTTTATCTGCCAAGGTTTGTCACGCGCTACCTTATAAGTCCAGTCAACCGATTCCGTTAAATCATAATAATCAACATAAGGCTCAATAATCAAATGCTTTTCTTTTACCTTATCCTCAGTGACATAAAGATTAAACATTTGCACAATCCACGTAAAGAAATCCTTTTGGAATACATTGCGAGGGATTGCGTATTTCATTAGGATAGGTTCATTAACGGTAACATCTGTGACTATTGGGTTTAATGATTTAACTTCCAATCTATTAAAGGTTATCCCTTCGTATGCTTTTGGACCATTATAAACTACATCAAAATATATTTTATCATTGTTTAATAAATCTACATTAATTTCATCTTCTATATTTATAAAGCCTTCAAATGTAAAATTGGCTCTTGTAATTGCGTATTGTTTTATTACAGTTGAATTTTTAATAAGACGAATGTAAATATATCCTATCGTAAATGTATTCCACTCTGCGAAACCCGTTATTTTATATTTAAAATTTAAAGTTGCATTTGATCCTGTATATGTATAATCAGGATTGCCTGTTCCGGTAAAACTTCTTTTTAAACTTTCTGAATTAAAATTTATAATATAACTTTTTTCCTGAGTTCCTAATGTTTGCTCCCATATTACTTTTGATGCGGATACATCCAATAAATCACTAAATAAACCTTTTAATTCCTTAGTATTCGAAGGTATTATCAGTTTCTTAAAAAATGCAGAGTCGAAAAAGTTGCTTTCATAAGTATACCCGCTCCCCTCAAAAATCTTATCAATATATTCTTTTACGAATAACGCAGGGCGGAAAGTCCGGTAATCGTAATCTATCTTCTGATTGCTATATGTGCCGTAATCAATGAGCGGGTAGTAATATCCCGATCCATTAATTGTATTCCAACTATTCACAATATTAGCATAAGTATAATTGTGATTGTACGCATTGAAATCCAACTCCTCCAACTTCCCCCTACCTATGTTCGCAATAAAGCCCCCAAGCTCACCAAACAAATTACCCTCATACTCAATCATGTCCCGATCTCTTACGATCCCTGTGAGCCTAAAAACGCCCTTTAATAACAATAATCCGTTTGCCCTTAACTCCGCCTTTGTGGTTTGCGCAGGGTTAAAATTGGATCCTATATTAGCCGCCCCGCCCGCATAAGTATTAAAACTCCCAAGCTCACCAACAAAGCCAAGCAACCTGTTATTCTTTGCCGTACCCGGTAGCACAATCGTTTTGCTGAATGACGTATCCCTGCTGCCGTACTTATTAATATCATCAATATTATAGTTAAGCTGCATCCCAAGATCCTGCCGAATATCAGCAAGCTCACCCTCCAAAAAAAGTTCATAGATCATCGGTAATGAGTATTTAGATCGAAATCATCAATATTAACATCCAATGTTTCTGTCTTATTCTGCAGGCTGTTTTTCATCTCATAGTTCGTATCAGTAATCTGCACCGGATGAAACAAGCCGCTCTGCTTATCCCACAAATAAACCAAAGGAGATACTATCAACTCAAACAGCCATTTGTATTCCTCAGTATTTAAAATGTCCGTTGTCAGTTTCATCTTTGTTTTGAACTTCACCCCGTAGGTTTTCATGCCCTCATATCTTACCTTGCCGATGCGGTCAACCATATTAAACCCATTCAGCACCCATTCGCTACGCTCAAATTTCTTCTTTTCATTATCTATTAACACATTGCCATTGACAAAGGTAAAGCTATCCCATCCCCCGTAAGCATTTAAAAAGATCAAAGTGTAAGGCGTATACTTCGAGCACTTTTGTTTTAAAAATTTCCTACCCAAAAGCACCAACCCTCCGCCTGTTTCAATAGACACCGGAATGTCAGACGTAAGCCCATTCAAGCTGAAATAGTGCATAGCATCCGCCGCCGTTATCGTTCGCACCGATCCATTTGTTTTAATCTCTAAACTACCACCCGCAGATATTCTTTTGCCATTGATCGTCAAAACCACAGGCTCACCGCTGTAATAATAACTATCGTCAGGTCTATTGGTTAGAAACACGGTGCCGCTACCTAATGCCGCCCCCGCCCTATGCATCGGGTGCCGATTGTATGTATTGTAAACGCGGTAAGTTCCAGATGCGCTATTTTCTATTGTAGTCGTTCCGCAAATCTCACCATACCTTACATCGTACTCACCCCACCAATAATCAGTGCCCGCGTCTATAACACCGAACGATCCTGTATATGCCGTTGTCATATCCAAGTCCCCGATGTTGCTTGTCTGCAATGCCGACCTAACAATATTGCCAACATTAAGCACTCCATACTGGTCATCACCATAAGGGCTGTTCGCAATGCGTGTTAACAACTCAGCACCCTTGTAAATATCAAAGATGTATTTCATCCCTGTCACCGCCTTATTCGTGCTATCCGCTACGTGCCATACATCTTCATGAGCCGATACATACCCAGACGCTTGCGGGAAACTTTTAATAGTGATTGCCATTATTTTTTGCTTTTAATCTCCTTAATTAAATTATCAAAGTTAGTTACAATACTCAACCCCGTTGCCTCTGCCAGCTTCACATCTAAGTCCTGAAATGTCTTTTCAAAACTATGCTCCCAAAACCCAGTGTAAGGCAAACCGCGCCTTTTTATTTTACGAGCAATAAGGAAAGCCAATGTGCGCCTTTTCATCTCTTTTGACATTGCCCTTACCGATTTGCTTTTCTTCTGTCTTTTGCTTAACTTATATTTTTGATCCTCTTTTTTAGCCTCACTAATCTCCGTTTTCAACCATTTCATAATAGCCTTAATAGGAGGCATTTTATCCAGATAGGTGTAAGGAGATCTGGG